ACTACGCATCGGCTACCGACGGTCTTTCGATCGAGGTAGCCGAGGCGATCCTAGAAACGGCACGCGAGACTGCTTTCTCGGTTCCGAACCCTGTTTGGGAGTATGCGATGGCCCTTTTGCGTCCCGACGTTCTTGTTCCGAAGGAACTCGGCGGGGGGAGGTTTAGGGTTTCCCGTGGTCAGATGATGGGCTCCTACTTGAGCTTTCCGCTTCTGTGTCTACAGAATTGGTTAGCTTTCCAGTGGACCTGCTCAGAGTCTGGCGTGCGGGGCTTGCCGGTGGTCGTGAACGGCGACGACATCTTGTTCGGTTACCCGAAGTCGATGGCGCCGTGGTTTTTTGACCGTTGGGTGAGTGTCGTGTGCTCGATTGGTCTTGTCGTGGAGCAGACGAAAACGAGTGTTTCGGCAGAAGAGGCTACGATAAACTCAACCCTCTTGCGCTGGGATTCGAAGGGGAGGCTGGACGTTGTCCAGACTCCTCGCCTCGGTTCCCTGCGTGAGAAGGAGTTGTGTGTTACCGTTGGTCGCGACTTCTCGGCATTTGTCAAGTCCGTCCCGCAGGATGTTGCCTTCGTGGCTGCGAGGGAGTTTTTTAAGTGGCACGTTGCAGCAATGCGACGTCTGCCATCTTTTGACGCTTCCGAGTTGCACTTTCGTGGGCGACTGGCTCTCCGCATGGCGAAGATCTTCGGGCTTTTTCGGCCTAAGGATCGTTTCCTTGCGGTGCCACCGGCTCCTGCCAAGCATGATGTGGTCATTCCAGCTGGAATGATCACGCGAGTACCCTCCGATGGCCTAAGCTCGGAGTTGCGTTGTTTGAACGCGGCTGAAATGACGTGCTGGAAGTGGGACGCGGACTATTCCCACTCTGGAGCGATCATCAAATACTGTGTGAGGCTGTCTTGTCTGCGGTGGGAGGACTTTGTCCAGCCCGGATTCAACGAACTTCGGTTCGAGGAAAACGGCGGGTTTGGTTCTCTTACTTGCAGCAAGACGGTCTCTGCCACGCAGCAGGCCAAATTCTACTTCCAACCCCCCGCTGAGAAAGAAACGCTGCTCCTTACGGATCTCCTGGCTCTCCAGGATTTCTCGGAGTACGAAGCGTTGCCTCCTTATACGGAAGTCGGGTTCGATGTCTTGAGCGAGGTGGTGGGTTGCGACTTCGCCGGTAAAAAAACCGAGGCGAATGCTGCGCAGCACGCCAACGCGCCAGACCTTGTCTGGTGAATCGTTGCGGAAGGAAACTTCCGTCTGGTGAG